TTGAAGTGCCCAACGTCGAGTTTGCGTACGAAAACGAAGACTGCATGGCCTTGGAGCTGGAAGTGCAGCTCGGCCCAGACCTGAGCAAAAGCACCCTGTCCACGTTGACTTTTCGCACCAGCAACCTGAGCGGCTACCCCATAAAAGTGTCGGTTCAAGATAGCGTCTACGAAAACTGGCAAGCACCAGTTGAAGTAGGAGCAGTATCCATACAGTTCGAGGGTAGTTACGAGCGTGACATCTTGATCGCCGCCCTGCAACGTATTGGCTTGATGACCGTCCCGGTCTACGGCAAAATGGAGCGTGGGCCATTTGAGCCATACGAGGAACCCGAAGATGCCATACGTCAACAAACCCCGCCCATATAAAAAAGAGTACGAGCAGTACCATGCAAGCGAAGAACAAAAGAAGAACCGCGCCACGCGAAACGCTGCCCGCCGCAAAGCTGCGAGTGAAGGCAAAGTAAGCAAAGGCGACGGCAAAGATGTGCACCACTCCAAGGCTCTGTCCAAGGGTGGTACGAACAAAGGCAAACTGCAAGTCATTTCGGCGTCAAGCAATCGGTCATTTGCACGTGGTGCGAAGAACGAGTTGGTGTCGGAGACTAGCCCAAGAGAGCGAAACAGTGGAAATCGTAAACGATAAAGCGTTGCTGGTACGCACAAAACAACCGCACCTGATCTTAGAAGCCATCAAGAAGAGCGCGATCATCACCCAAGATGACGACGGCTACGAAGTGGCTGTCAACTGGGGGCTGGAAGAAGCCCAAGCACTGGCAAAACTGCACATCGAAGGGGTTCCCTCGACGATCGGTCGTGACTACACGTGGACAGGCAAGCTGATTCCGTTCGCCCACCAGAAAGAAACCGCGTCGTTTCTTACTCTGCACAACAAAGCGTTCTGCTTCAACGAGCAGGGTACGGGTAAAACCGCATCCGTCATCTGGGCTGCTGACTATCTGATGAAGATCGGCAAGGTACAGCGTGTGCTCGTGCTGTGCCCTCTGTCTATTATGAAATCAGCATGGCAGCAAGACCTGTTCAAGTTCGCTATGCACCGCTCTTGCTCCGTTGCACACGGCGACTCAAAGGCACGGGCAAAAGTGATCAAGGCTGGTGCTGACTTTGTCATCATCAACTTCGACGGGCTGGCCGTGGTCAAGCAAGAAATCCTCGACGGGGGCTTCGACTTGATCGTCGTTGACGAGGCCAACGCATACAAGAACCCCCAGACTAACCGCTGGAAGGTGATCAAGGAAGTCGCTGCAAAAGCAGACTGGCTGTGGATGCTGACTGGCACACCTGCGGCACAGTCCCCCCTTGATGCTTTCGGTTTGGCCAAGCTGGTCAACCCAGACAACACTCCCAAGTACTTCGGTCAGTTCCGTGACCAAGTGATGCAGAAGGTGACGCAGTTCCGTTGGATACCCAAGCCGCAAGCACAGGGCGTGGTGCACAAAGTTTTGCAGCCAGCTATCCGCTTCGAGAAAGACCAGTGTCTTGACCTGCCCGACGTGACGTTCGTTGAGCGTGACGCTCCGCTGACCGCGCAGCAGATGAAGTATTACCAGATACTCAAGAAGCAGATGTCGCTTAGCGCCGCCGGCGAAGAAGTAACCTCGGTTAACGCCGCCACCAACATCAACAAGCTGTTGCAAATCTCTGGTGGCGCGGTCTACACCGACTCCCGCGAGGTGATCGAGTTCGACGTGTCCAACCGACTGCAGGTAATCCTCGAAGTGATCGAAGAGTCCTCGCATAAGGTGCTGGTCTTTGTGCCGTTCACCCACACGATCGAACTGTTGCGTGGTGTCATGGAGAAGAACAACATCTCCTGCGGGGTCATCAACGGCCAAGTCAGCGTGAACAAACGCAGTGAACTTGTGACGCAGTTCCAAAAGAACCCAGACCCGCATGTGCTCATCATCCAGCCACAGGCAGCATCGCACGGGCTTACTCTTACGGCGGCAGACACAATCATCTGGTATGCGCCAGTGACGAGCGTGGAGACGTACTTGCAAGCCAACGCCCGTATCAACCGCCCCGGCCAAAAGCACCCCATGACCATTGTGCACATCCGTGGCAGCGAGGTAGAAGCACGGCTTTACAGCATGCTGCAGAACAACATTACCAACCACGAAAAAATTGTGGACCTGTACCGACAAGAAATTTCATAAAAGATTTGACAAAGTCAAAATCTGTGTTATAGTGACCACTCGGTACCAAAAAGGAGCGACCCATGACCGAAGAAAATCTGAACATCAACGACCTAGTAACCATCTACCTCAAGATCAGAAACGCCGTCGAAGAGAAAGAGGCGCAACAGAAAGCTGAACTCCAAGAACTGAAAGACCAGTTTGACGTGATCAGTAACAAGCTGCTTGAGTTCTGCAATGAACAGAACCTTGACAGCATCAAAACCCCCGTAGGAACAGTTTCTCGCCGAGTGTCGTCACGGTACTGGACGAGCGACTGGGATTCGATGTATCAGTTCATTGGAGAGAACGATGCACCCTTCCTGCTGGAACAACGAATCCACAACACCAACATGCGCCAGTTCTTGGAAGACAACCCTGAGAAGTTTCCCGCAGGGCTTCAGAACGAACGCAAATACGCCGTGCAAGTCCGCAAACCAACCGCTAAGTAAGGAGCATCACTATGAGCAACCTCGCAATTTTCAAGCAGCAAAACGCTGTCGCAGTTTCTGGCAACCGTGAACTGTCCGACCTCGCCCGGTCTTTGGCTACGTCTACAACCTCGCGTCGTATTCAGACCAACACCAACGGCACGTTCAAACGCATCATCAACGGTGAACAGATCGGCAACGCCATCCGTGGCGAGATCAACGTGATCATCGTGGGTGCACTGCCTAAAGTCTCCCGCATCTACTACAGCGAGAAGTTCGACCCGAACAAAGAAGCCACCCTGCCTAACTGCTGGTCCAACCTCGGCGACAAGCCCGAAGACGCCGCCGCAGATAAGCAACACTCCAACTGCACAGACTGCCCACAGAACATCAAGGGCTCGGGCGATACAGGTGGCAAAGCATGCCGCTACCAGCGCCGTATTGCTGTGATGGTTGAGGGTGACGAGAGCGGTGAGGTGTACCAGTTCAACGTCCCCGCCAAGTCGCTGTTCGGCAAGGGCACAGGCAACGTGCACCCCTTCGAGTCTTACGTCAAGTTCTTGATCGCCAACGGCGAGTCTCCTGACAACGTGGTGACCAACATCAGCTACGACTTGAACGCTGACTCCATGGAGTTGTTGTTTACCCCTCTGCGCAACATCAGCGATGAAGAGTACGAACTCGTCAAAGCATCGCAGTCCAAGCCAGAGACCAAGCTCTACACCATGATCACGGTGGCACAGGCTGATGGCGTCAAGAAGCAGCCACCTGCAGTAGAGAAAAAAGCACAGGCAGAAACCCCCAAGCCTGTTTCTCGTTCGGACGAGCCTGAAGATGAGAGCCCCATCGACGAGCCCGTTAAGCGCCAAGCCAAAAAAACCGAGCCGGCACCAAAAGCGAAAGCTAACTTGGCTGACGTCTTGACGGCTTGGAGCCAAGACGAGTAAATCTATGGGCTACGGATACAGCTTAAGGCTGGTCGAGCTAAACAAGCAGGCAGACCGACGACTGTTAGGTGTCCGTCTCGGCAAGGTGTGCATCAAGCATGGCATCTCTGTCGCAGACGTGGCGTCTACGCTAGGCGTCAGTCGGCAGACGGTTTACAACTGGTTTATTGGGGGGAGCAACCCCCAGAAAACTATGGTGCCGTCTGTCCAAGCCCTGCTTGTTTCTTTCAATCCCCAGTAATCATCATTGGCCTAAAGAGGGTCGGTGGGGGTAGTGCCCCCTGAAATTTACCTATGATCAATCAAGACCTTTTGAGCATCGTGCAGCCGTCCTCGGGATGGTTTGCCGTGCTGGGCATAAAAGGCACGAACGACATACGGCAACGGCTGGTAGCGACCAGAGAAGAAGTAGACGCATTTGCGCAGGAACTTGTTGACGACGAGTGGAACGTATATTTTGGTGTGGCTAAGTTCGCAACGGACAAAGACCGCAAGAAACCAAACGTACAGGCACTCAAAGCGTTCTGGCTGGACATTGATTGCGGGGAAGGAAAAGCCCTCATCAACGAAAAGACCGGACGCCCCGACGGCTACGTAGATCAGGCAACTGGACTACAAGAGCTGCAACGCTTCTGCAAGACCATCGGACTGCCAAAACCTCTGCTTGTGAACTCCGGACGTGGACTGCATGTGTACTGGCCCTTGACTGAAGAAGTCACCAGAGCGCAGTGGGAGCCCGTTGCTGAACGCCTTCGTGAACTATGTGTCTTGCACAACCTGCATGTAGACGGAAAAGTGTTTGAGGTTGCTCGGGTGCTCCGCATACCGGGAACGTACAACTTCAAAGACAACCCTCCTACGCAAGTAGAGATTATGAGCTTTGCCCCAGAGGTCGAGTTCGGCGTGTTCAAAAACATACTGGGCGTAAAAGAACGCGCTGAGACGCCCCCCAAGCGAGAGCTGACTGAGCTGGCGAAGTCGATGATGCAGAACAGTGTGTCGTCGTTTCGCAAGATCATGATGCGCAGCGATAACGGATGCCGGCAACTGGTGCAGGCGTATCAAGACCGCGATAACTTGTCGGAGCCCCGGTGGTTTGACGCACTGTCGATCGCTAAGTTTTGCAGTGACCGCGATGATGCTGTGCATAAGCTGTCTGAGGGTCACCCGGATTACAGCTACGCCGGCACGGAAGAAAAACTCGAGCACATCGTAGGACCGCACACGTGCTACGAGTTTGAGAAGAGCAACCCCGGTGGTTGCGATGGGTGCCCCCACAAAGGCAAGATCAAATCCCCTATCGTGCTCGGCAGAGAGATTGTCGAGGCGACCGAAGAAGATAACACTGTCGTCGTGGATAACGAGGACGATGACGAAGAAGCGCAGACGCACACCATACCGGCGTACCCAAGCCCTTACTTTCGAGGAAAGAGCGGCGGCATCTACAGAATGGGTGGTGACGAAGAAGAACCCATCCGTGTCTACGAGCATGATCTGTACGTAGTCAAGCGCATGCGTGACCCTGTCGTAGGTGAGGTGGTCGTCATGAAACTGCACTTGCCGCGAGATGGTGTCAAGGAGTTCGTCGTCTCTAACGTGCAAGTTACGGACAAGAACGAGCTGCGCAAGGCGCTAGCTAGTCACGGTGTGGTTTGCGCCACGAAACCTTTTAACCTGTTGATGGACTACGTGTTCTTGTCCATACGGGAACTTCAATTTAAACGGAGAGCAGAACAAATGAGACAGCAATTTGGTTGGGCTGACAAAGACAGCAAGTTCATTATCGGTGAGCGTGAGATCACTCCTGACGGCGTATTTCACAGCCCCCCTTCCTCAACAACGCACAACCTCGCGCAGCTCCTGCAGCCTGTAGGGACGCTAGAGAAGTGGAAAGAAGTTGCCGCCCTCTACGGCAGACCCGGACTCGAACCACATGCGTTTGCAACGCTGACGGCTTTTGGCTCCCCATTGCTTAAATTCTTGGGGCAGAACGGCGCTATCGTTAACGTCATCCACCAAAGTTCCGGCACGGGCAAGACCACAATCTTGCAGATGTGCAACAGCGTCTACGGTGACCCTGCTCGACTGTGCGCAATGTGGGACGACACCATCAACGCAAAACTCTTGCGGCTCGGCGTGATGAACAACTTGCCGTTCACAGTGGACGAGATGACCAACACCAGCCCCGCAGAATTTTCTACGTTGGCATACAGCATGTCGCAGGGTCGCGGCAAGGACCGAGTCAAAGCATCGGCTAACGAGCTGCGCATGAACTTGACCTCGTGGCAGTCCATGTCCTTGTGCTCATCCAACGCATCCTTCTATGAAAAATTGGCGTCGCTTAAAAACAGCCCTGACGGCGAAGTCATGCGTCTGGTGGAGTACAAGATTGAATACAGCGGTGCAATCGATGTGGCTGTGGCCAAGCAGATGTTCGATCATCAGCTCAAAGAAAACTACGGCCACGCGGGCGACGTATACGTTAAGTGGCTAGTAGAGAATCTGGAAGAGGCTAAGCAGACCGTGCTCGGCATCCAGTCTAAGATTGACCGCGAACTCAAGCTCACACAACGAGAGCGCTTCTGGTCCGCAGTAGCCGCAGCAAACATCACTGGTGGTTTGATCGCAAAGAACCTCGGCCTCATCGACTGGGACATGAAGGCTATCTACAAGTGGACGACTCAGATGATTCTCGGACTGCGCATGGAAGTGAAGCCGCCAGCAAGTGACGTCATGGCGGTGGTAGGCGACTACATCAACCGGCACATGCAGAACATCTTGGTGGTGAATGACGACATCGACCGCAGAAGCAGCATGCCATCCTTACCCACACTGGAGCCCCGCGCAGAGTTGCTCATGCGCTACGAGCCAGACACCAAGAAAATGTTCCTAGCCGCCAAGCCGTTTAAGAACGACTGCGTGAAGTACCAAGTCAACTACAAAGACACGCTGAATCAGCTGGAGAAAAAAGGCGTCTTCCTTGGCACCATGAACAAACGCCTCTCCAAGGGTATGAAGATGGTTTCGCCCGGTGTGCACAGTCTGATCTTCGACTGCTCAACAACCGAGTTCATCAGCATGGATGAGTTTGTAGCTCCGGAAGGCACCGATGCTGGTGGAAAAAGTTAGTTATCAGGTGAACTGGAAGAAGTTTAGGAAAGGGGGGTCCTTCTTCATCCCCTGCCTTGACCCGTCCGAAGCCAAGAAAGAAATTGCGCTCACCACGCAACGACTGCGCTACGACATCCTGACAAAAGTTGTCATCGAAGAAGGGGTCAGGGGCTTGCGTGTCTGGCGGGTTTGATATACTAGCGGCGGAAGAGTCGCTCCTTCCAATCTCCTTGGCGCAGTTGCCAACTTCTACCCCCGGCTTCAACTCCGGGGGTTTTTTTATTGGTC